GAATTATCAATATTGGATGCCAGTGTGGTATTGCAGACTCCAAATAAAAATTATTATTTGAATTACCTCGGTGGTGATGGCATTCCGCCCAACGGTGCAGCCTATGGGTTTGGTATTTCGTTTCCTACAACTCCCACCGTAGGGCAATTTTTTCTTCGTTCTGACTATATGCCAAATAGGTTGTATAGATATGATGGCAGACATTGGATCAAATTTGAAGACAATGTGCGGATGACACTGAATAATTTAGGCAATACAGATACGGCCAGCGGAACATTTGCCGGTAAACAGGTTAGACAAACTCAAAAAACCGGATTTATTAATAATGCCAACACTGCCACTATCAATGGTGAAGTTGTTGTAGAGCGCCAGGCATTAAGTAAAGCGTTAAAACCTAGGGCAGATGGATAAACATGGATCATTTTTATGACGGGCAAGTAAGACGATATCTCGCACAGTTCATGCGCATCATGAGCAACTTCAGTGTGAAGGATGCTCGAGGTCAGCTAACTCGTGTGCCTGTGAGATATGGAGATATGAATCGTCAAGTATCTCAAATATTAAAGAAAAACACGGAAAATACCATTCCCAGTGCACCTTTCATTGCTTGTTATATTAAAGATCTACAATATGATCGTGCTAGAATGCAGGAGCCTACATTTGTCAGCACAGTTAATATTAGGGAACGAGCATTGGATACTGCCGGTAATCAATACCTAAACACTCAAGGCAGTAACTACACAGTGGATCGCATGATGCCGGTTCCATATCTGGCCGATTTTGCTGCAGATATATGGACCACTAATACTGATCAAAAATTGCAAATATGGGAACAGATCTCTGTGCTGTTTAATCCCAGTTTGGAATTGCAAACCACTGACAACTATATTGACTGGACCAGTATCAGTGTGTTGACTCTCAAAAGTCAAACATGGACCAGTCGTGCTGTACCACAGGGGTTAGAACAGGATATTGAAATATTAAACATGGTATTCGACACACATGTATGGATTACACCACCGGTTAAAGTCAAGAAGTTAGGCATTATTACCAAAATTATCACTTCGGCATTTAGTGTAGAGCAAGGAGTCATTAGAAATGATTATAGTAATGCCGATGCTGTGTTAGAATCACTAGGTGATACACTGCTTAATATTGTAGTAACACCTGGAGATTTTGATTTGTTGGTAATGAACAATGTAGCCACACTAATATCACGCAATGGTCAAACTGACTTTTTAGATCTCACGGTTCCTGCCTATCAAAACTCCTGGCGTACTGTGTTGGATTTATATCCCGGATCATTCAAAGCCGGTATAAGCCAAATAAGATTAAAGAAAGACGATGGTACAGAAATTGTTGCCTATATCAGTCTAGATCCTGTAGACGAAAGAAGAATGGTATTAAATATCGATAGCGATACCATCCCCACCAACACCATTATCAGCGGTAGAGGTACTGTGGATGCTATTATCAACCCCGAGACCTTTAATCCCAGTGGCAGAGTCAGCGGCACAAGATATTTGATTTTAGAAGATCTCAATATAAATGTTCAATATTCCGATCCAGGATACGATGGCCCGGATGCTTGGAAGAATGCCGATGGATCCGATCCACAAGCACACGGTAATGATATTATCGAGTGGGATGGTAGTCGATGGAATATTGTGTTCGATTCTACTGTCATTACCAGTGTAGTTTATATAACTAATTCTTATACCGGTGTTCAATATAAATGGAGTCAAGGATCGTGGAGCAAGAGTTTCGAAGGAGTATACGACAAGGCTCTATGGCGACTGGTATTGTAAGTCGTATTGTATGCAGCGGCGGGTTATTTTTATCCAAAGATACTCGCCGGTTTTTGTTGTTATTGCGTAGTTCTGGAAAAACAGCAGGTACCTGGGGTCTAGTTGGTGGTAAAAAAGAACCCGGTGATAGTACGCCAGTAGATATATTAATAAGAGAAACTCAAGAAGAAGTGGGTCGCACTCCTGCTATAAAAAAAATAGTTCCTTTAGAATTGTTTACCAGCAATGATCAGCACTTTCAATACAATACATATGTGTTGTTGATAGACAAAGAATTTATCCCTACGCTAAATGCCGAACATGAAGGATATGCTTGGTGTAATTACAACTCGTGGCCTAAGCCATTACACCAAGGAGTTAAAAACAGTTTCAATAATAAAACAATACGAGCTAAATTAGAAGTGTTATTAGACTTAATCTAATTATTCGGATTCGAGAATTTCTTTAATTCTGGCTATTAAGGTTTCGTCGGTCCAGATACCGCGCACAGCAAGATATTCATCACCTTCCCAGGCATTTATTGTTCTAGCAATAGGTTCAGACCCCGGAATGTCAAATACTACAATTGCCTGAACACTATTGCGTCTCCCTCTGCCATAGTTAAAAGGGCCTTCGTAATTATCCGATGGAGTATATCCATAATTTTCCTGCACATCTACAAGATAGAAAGAAGTAGCCGTTACAGCCGCAACTTGCGGAACTACTACAACAGGTTTGTTTAAAGATGTTGACATAAAAAATCCTTTTAAAAATGTTGCTATTATTTATTATTTAATCTTTCTCTGTAACTATTACAGCAACACGATCAATCCAAATCAATCTTCCATAGCAAGCAATGTTCCATTTGGTTTCGCCGTGCTCGTGAGTACATTCTGTAAAAGTTTCTCCTATCAATCTTACATCGGTAGCTAGATGTTCAACACCGTTTTCAAAAACTCTCCAAACTAAATTGGATCCATTATGTTTAGTGTTGAATCTAACATGATATTTGTTCATTTTAATCCAAGTTCTCGACGAATTTTAGTTCCGGAAATACTGGTAATAGATTTGTCAAATATTTCTTCACCCGATGTATATCCAACATCACGTCCCCATCCAATGTGTACTATGTTGGGAACCAGTAAAATTTCATATTGTCCTTGATACAGTGGATCAAGGTCTCTTTTTATAGAATCTTTAACTTGATTAAAATTAAAAGGATTACTGTTGTTCCATCCTTGACAATCTCGCACCATGATGCAAACCTGGCCAGTCTTCTGTATTAATCTTTCAAACAGGGCACGATGCCCAGCATGCCAGGGTTGCCATCTGCCTAATTGTTCAACAGTTTCTTTTTGCCAATTAAACGTCGGGCGACGTTTATCAGAAAGAATGTGGCTTCCTATAAACTCTGCCCATTTTTCGCAATTTTGTTCAGTAATTCTAAAATCATAAACATCTGGCGTAACAAATGCCTTGTTGGTATCTTCGTAACGACCGGCAGCGATAGTGTCCATCCATATAACCCAATCTGCTTTGAAATTATGACGCATTTCAGGAAGTGGAGCTACAAAATCGCAAATGACATAATCACCGGTACACTCTAAAGCAAATCTGGCCATTCGAATACTTTGTCTAATTCGGCCTTCCTTACTAAAATCCCAATCATTGTACTTTTGTCGAATGTCGTCGGCATTAAACCAATCCACCCCAACTTTCAACATGTCGGGACTAGGAATACCCTCATAGGTTAATAATCTACCCGGGTTTACTTTATATAAATCCCCATTTTCCTCAAGATAAGTTTTTAATGCCTTTGCTAGATATGTCTTACCCGATCCAGGTAAACCCATGATTAAAATTTTCTGTGGCATAATTACCCTTTATTCGTATAATGATTTGATATCGTCAGTAGTTTCTCGTTTAACTTCGGTTATAGTTTCAGGTGTTTCTTCGATAGCAGAAGTAGAGTCTGTAGAATTTAATCTATCATTTATTACTCGAATTAAATCCACTGCATAAACATGCTGATTAGCACTAGCACAGGATGTTTTAGCACTTAACCAAATATTGTATCCGAGATCTTTAATTTTATCACAAAGTGCAATGGAATCACTGAGTGATTTACCATCTTTTATTTTGTATTCAAATACATTTTTAATTTCATTTCCAGTATTATTGGTAATTGATATGTTGGTATCTAGCAGTTCGTCTATAACTTCTTTGTTAAGTTTTAAAAATCCTGCACTAGCATATTTTACTTTAAAAAAATCTTCTTTATTTTTTTCAAATTTATCAAAATCCATATCTAAGTCGAACACAATATCCTGAACTACTTTTTTAACTACCGGTAATCCGACAACATTTTCTGGACTGAGAACCATTTCTAAAAAAGAATTAGCATCCCAGGCTAGATTTTCATCAATAAAAACAGCACATTTATAATCAAAATCTCTTAGGGTGTTCAATAATTCATTTTTTGCCATTGGCGGATTAGACATATGTCCAATAAAGGATGTGAATACTCTAATACCGTGTCTCATACAGAGTCTAACAGTAGTGGATAAACTATTAGCATATAACGACGATACAGAATTATTTTCTGTATGAGTTAAAATAACCACATTAGTAAATTCCTGTGTTTCAACATTATTTGCTGGTAGATCAAGAATTGTTGCTTGAGCATCTCGAGCAGGAATCTCGAGTCTTTTATTATTTTTCATTACATTTCCTTATAGATATTTTTGAAAGATTTTAAATAATCAAGGCCACTAAAATTAGTTGTATCGTTATGTTTCTTTGGTTGATTTTTAATATAGTTGTTGTACCATTTTAAAAAATCACCTTGGTATTTTTTTCCACCGTAATGATTACAGGTAATATGTGGATCTAAATATATCTTGAATTTTCCTTCTTCTCGAAGCCGATTACATACATATATATCTTCGCTGACCAAGTAGTTGCCTTTAATCTGAATATTAAATATAGCCTTCCTGTGTTTCACGGTATCAGTTGATGATTCGGGTACTTCAGTATAGGGTTCACTATTATCCCATAACCACTGGCATGCTTTTTTACTGAATCTTAAAAATCCCGTTCCTAATCCTTTAACTTCATATAGATTATGTATACTTGGTTTCATTTCTCCAAAATAACCTACATACATCTCGGGAGAATCGCTTTTTTTAGGGTATGTGCCGCCGACAACATCTACCGGATAATTGAGTATTTTAAAAAAATCATCTGGATTCCATTCTATATCAGAGTCGATCCAAAATAAATCATCACAATTATTATCTAGTGCTATAAACAAAGTGTCATTTCTTGCCCGTTGAATAAGAGCATCGTAACTGACCCACATTGGAATAATTTCAACATTTTGTTCGAATGATTTTTTAACAGTGCCGACAAGACTATTAGCATACCAGGAATCGACCCTTCCGTCATAACAGGGTGTACCTATAACAACTCTTCTTTTTTTATTTTTTGACATCTTTTATTAAATTTTTCCATAATGGCATTCTGGCATCCCATGACCAAAATTTATTATAATGATTGGATTGGTCCTTATAAAATGGGTCATTATGGTCATATTCATCTATTGCTTTATTCAGTGCTGCTGTGTAGGAATCTACCAATACATCATGATCTTTTGTATAGTTTACATAAGTTGCCCAATCAGAACAGGTTTCAAATAATGCTCCGTAATTAGTTACTAATAATTTACACCCTGCTGCCGCTGCTTCAATAGCTGAGATGCAACTGGTTTCTTCAAAAATACTAGGATAAGCAAATATGTGCGCAGACTGCAAAGCCTTTCTTACACCTGAATTTGAAGCATACCCCATGTAATTTACGTTTTTCATGCTCTTTGCTCTGTTGAATAAATCAATATAACGACTGTTAAATTGTTGATCAAACGACTTGCCATAGATTATTGTAGATGAATACACATCTAACTCAACATCATCCCTATTGAGCTTTTCAAAGCAGTCTAACAATACAGATAATCCTCTCCATGGAGTAGATGTATATATTAATTTTAATTTACCATTGTTGGGTTTTTTAACATACGGAATCGGTTCAATCCAATTTTTAATTACTCGAGATCGGTTTTCCGGAATGTGAAAAATATATCTGAATTTTTCGTATTGCCAACTTGAAGCATATACAAAGTAGTCTATTTTATTAACAAAATCTTCGTTGGCCATTAACATAACATTTTCTTGATCGTAATTCAATTCTTGCCAAAGAATATTAATCCTACCTTCTTGTATTAGGTTAAAATCGCACATAGAAGAAACTAGATTAATATCTGGCTCAAAATCATTTATCATGTATTTCATTAACGAGTAATACATCAACTCCGATCCGCCAAGTGGTTTCATGATTTATTAAACAGTATATCAACTTGAAGTAACAACTCGTTGTTGTCGTATAGACAATGCATTATGTCTGAAATTTGATAGTCTTTATTTCTCATATACTCAATCACATCGCCGACTAGCGGAGCATCTAAATTATATGGTTTTACTGATGTTTCTATCATTATGTATTTTGGTTGATATGTTGTTAGAAAGTTTTCAGCTCCTTTGAGTATATCTAGTTCCGATCCTTGTGTGTCTAATTTTACAAATCCAGAATTTTTCCAATTTCCTCTAAAGTTCACCCTTTTTGAAATATCGTCTAATGTAGTTGTTCTCTTTTTTATTACAATAGGATTTTTATAATAATGAGTCAGTTCTCTATACACAGAACTGCCGGTTGTAATTGAATTTTCGTTATGTAATGTAAAAAAATCCAACTCTTGATTGGGCTTATCACTTAATAAAGCAAAAATAGCATCGGTATGAAGCCAAGGTTGTTGTCTTTCATCAGCTTCTATTTGCCATACTTTAGCCTCCGGCCAATGACTTTTCACCCTTCTAGTAAATTCGCCTCGGTAGGCTCCGATATCTAAAAAATGACTTATAGTTACACCGGAATTTTTTAGTACGGAAAATCGACGATCTATACTATTCATTACCCGATCCACTTAACCTGACGTTTCATATGATCGAAATCTTTTTTCCAAAAAGACTGATCAGCATACATCTTCCATAAATCTTCTGGAATTATAGGTTTTCTCTGAGTCCATTCGACTTTTTTCTTAATAGTATGTAGACCGGTCATTGAAACTTTGTCATCAAAATTATTATAATTGTCTTCTACATTATCAAAATCATGGTTAAAATATGGTTCATTTAAAAAAGAATAAATTTGTCGCATGGTATTTTCCGGATGCTTCGTGATAGCATCGTAATCTACCACACAAATTATGTCTTTTTCATTGGAATATATTGCTTGTTTTGTACAGGCCAATGGAGCATTTAAAAATCCTCCAATTGCCATAACCGTATGTGTTCGTTCATATACACTGATAAGTTCTTGACTTCCGTAAATACCTTTCAGCGTAAGAGGATTTTTTTCATTGATTCTTTCAATGCTGTCGAGTATCCAAGGAACATCTCTGATACATATAATTAATTTTCCATCGGGCCAAATGGTTTTTATCATAGGAGTATGAGCAGCCCATCCTCTATTGGTATTAAAACAAACCGCATTCCCATCGCTGTAATAGGCCTCAAACATGGCCTTGATCATCAGTCTTCTTTTTTCAATAGTAACAAATTCCTCCATTCCTGGAGCTGATTGAACTGCCTGGATAACAGATCTGCTCATGTCTAATACAGGATCTGTCATTGACGCTGTAAATCGAGGATTTTGTTTTAAAATAGAACTGAGCATAGTACTACCCGATCTGGGTAGTCCTGAGATGAAATGTAATTTTTCCATAGATTATTCTTTAACTATTAATTTTTTGATATCGGGTAGATAAAGATAGTTGATATCGCAATTTAATATTGTTTCAAGGGCATCTTCAATTGAATCTACCAAAGGTGCACCTGCCAAATTAAAACTGGTATTAAACAGTATAGGAACACCAGTTTTTTCATAAAAGGATTTTATTAATTCGTAATAGTTTTTATTTTCTTTACTTTTAACTGTTTGAATTCTACAGGTACCGTCAACATGAGTAATAGCAGGAATATCTCCTAGTTTATCAGATTGGACATTAACCGCATACATCATGTAAGGAGAATCTTCTAAACCCCTCATATCAAACCATTCATCGGCATGCTCGGCCATTACTGATCCAGCAAATGGTCTAAACCATTCACGACCTTTAACCTGATTGACAATATCTTTTCCATTAGGAGTTCTAGGGTCAAATAAGATGCTTCTATTTCCTAGTGCTCTAGGTCCGCCCTCTGCTCTACCGGAAAACACAGCAACAATATTTTGATCGGCTATAAGTTGGCTGACCTTATTGGCATCGGTATTATGCATTTTACATTTGATTGTTTTAACGTAATCCTCAAGGGCAGAGTAGCTAGGGGCAAATCCCAAATACAATGTATCTAATTTTTTAGGTTCGGTAGAACCACTGTGAGAATACCATGCTAATTTAGCTAGTCCAATAGCAGTTCCGCCATCGTGAGCAATAGGATCAATATATAAATTAATATTAGGAAATCTTTTTTTATAATAATAATTGGCCATGCAATTTAGACCATATCCGCCGGACACCACCACGTTGGTTTCTCCAGAAAGATTAATAGCCTGTTCAATTAGATTTCCTAGCATTTCTTGTGTTGCTTGTTGTACCGCCCATGCTAGATTTTTATCTACATCGGATACCTCACTAAAATCTTTGTGCCAAACCGCAGGTTCTATTGTTCTTTTTAAATATGGAAATCTATTTTCATCAATTGCCGCGCCGCGGGGATATAATGGAATTAGTAAATTTTTATTACCCTTTCCTTCAATGAAAAATTCTGGAATTTTAGGATCATATTCCCCGTATGGTGCGAGTCCCATGGTCTTGCCAGCTTCTATAAAACCAAATCCTAAATAATCACTAACTGCTTCGTATGCCTTGGTTATAGTAACGGTATTGTCAAATTCTTGAACTCCGTTATTGAAGTAACTTGCATTACCGTCTGCGTATCTTTTGTAAAGAGGTTCTATATCTGTTGGATAACCGCATTTGTAAATAGATTCAGTTTCAAATCCAGCTACTATTTGTTGATTAGGTTCTTGCCCAATCGCTGCTTGATGAACACTACCTGCTCCATCCACTATGACAGCAACAGCAGTTTCAAATCCACTGTTATAAAAGGCACTGGCTGCATGTCCTAAATGATGCTGAGATCCTAAATTTGTTACAGAAACTGCCGGATTGTATTTACGAACTAGGGCAGAATATGGATCTTCAAATGTCCACGGTAGTTGCGGTAATTCATTACTGGTTCCACCAATGATCAATTCGTCTATTTTATATTCGTGAAGTATACGAATCATGGCCTTAAAAGGGTTGCCATCATACTTCATACGACTAAGACGTTCTTCTTCTACATAATAAACTAATTTACCGTCAGATACCAGTGCTGCCGATCCGTTATGACCGGGGTTTATTGCCAATATGTTATGCATCTATTACCTTTTTTCAATATTTGTAACTATAGCATCATAAATTTCTTTTATTTCTTTTTCAGAAAATTCCATTAGACTTTCATTATACCGGTCTGCTAGGGTAGAGTCAAGCCCTGTAATTCTAATTGGAGAATATTTTTTCGGTCCTTCCTTTTCTAAAATTTGAAAGTAGTCAGGATATGATGTGTTTATAGGAAATGTGGAACCATAGATTACAGTTCCTTTAGTATTAACAGCTCTTGCCATATGTTGTCCTACACTGTCTACACCCACAAAATAATCGCATACTTTAATTAAAGATGCCCACATACGTAAATCGGCTGTTGGTACTTTCATGGTTACCGTATCTTCCGGAACATATAAATTTTGTTCGCCAAAAAATATTAAATTATATCTGGTAGATAGTTTTTTTGATAAACTTAAAAATGCTGTGGCACTTAAACTGCGTGATGATGTATCTAATACATCATTATTACTAGCAGCAGCAGTGGATCCAAATGGCTGGAACACGATAGTTTTGGATTTCTTACCATTTTCTTTAGCTTCCCCTAGTGTTTGATTGGCCCAAGTTAACTCAGTCTTGCTGAAGTACATTACAGGAGGACCTAAGTCAG